CAGGTTGGCCTCATCTGACTTGACCGCGGTTTCCAAAGCTTCGCTCTGGTCAGCCGTCAGACCATTTGCGCCGGTCGCCATGCCGGCTTTTTTATTATCACGCTTCCAGTTGCTCTCTTGTTTGGCGATGGCGTTCTTCTTGGCCTGATATTCATTGTCGATTTCGCGGAGCTTCTTCGCTAAACCTTCCCGCATTGTCTCAACCTCGGCGGCATCATTAGAGCGCTGCAATTCGGCCAACTCCTGACCCAGCTTCTCCTTCAATTGGAGCCGACGCTCGGCTTCAGCTTGCGCTTTCCGCTGCTGCTTGCCGGCTTTATCCGCATCGCTATTATTCGCGGCTTTCACCTTCTCGTAAGCTTTTTTCTTTTCATCGAGATCGTCTTTCAAGGCCTTACGGCGTTTCTCAAATTCAGCTTCGCTCAGTTTCAGGGTCTTATCATTTATAAGGTCATTGTAGGCCTTCAGGGATTTCTCATAGGCCTGCTTGGCTTTTCCCGCCCAGCCGCTGCCCGAATGGCGAGGAGCATTGCGCTCACCCTGCTCTGCCCGCAGCTTGTTCAACTGGTACTGCAACTCATCTTTGGAAAAGGTACCGCTAACCTTGCTTTGACCTTGGGTGATTCTTCCATACTTTTTCTCCTGCACGCGCATCAAGGCAAGCAAGTCTTCACGCAGTTTTATTTCCTTTTTCAGACCGTCGTTGCTGATGCCGGTAAGCTGCTCAAAATAAGCATTGGCTTGCTGCTTCTGAATCTGACCGTTCAGCGTGTTTCTTTTGGCATATAAGTTCTTGAGCTCGGCTTCCTCGCTTGAGTTCAAGCCGCCGAACTTGGTCATGCCGCCGAAGTTGTCGGTTCTTTCCCAGCGCTCCGTGCGCTTTTGCTTTTCAAGGGCAGCTATTCGATCATCGATACGCTTGAGCTCATTCTTTGGGTTGGTGATCGAGTGCTGACCATCGAGAGCGGCAATCTCTTCCTTGATTTTCTTGATGTTCTTCAGCTTCGCATATTCTGTATCATATTTCGCAAAAATGCTCGGATACTTCTGCTCAAGTTTATTCAGAGCCTCGCGGCGTGTATCCGTCGACAAGGCTTCATCACCCGCTATCTGGCAGAGTTCCTCAAGTCGGCGTTTGTGTTCTTCCTCAGCCGCTATGACTTTCTGCTTCTCTTCCTCATAGGCTTCATCGGCTTCTTTCAAGAGCTCGGCTTCGGTTTTCATGCTGATCATGGCCGCTACTACGCCGGCGATCAGCGTGGCCACCAAAACGTAAGGATTTGCAAGCATCGTGGCGTTCAGCATTTGCTGCGCGCGTGTAGTCAATAACAACCAATTATAATGGAGCGCTTCAGCTGCTGTAGCCCAGCCTTTAGCGGCGGCGGCAAGCATGATCGCCGTACGGTAGGTGCCATAGGTCCCTACCAAGCCTAACAAGATGCGACCAAACTGCTCATAATGCGCGATCACGTAGGATATGCCGGACAACGTGGTGTTGATCACACCCTCGCTCTGTTGACCGAGCTCATTGAACATCATCGATATCGAATCTTCTATGTTGGAGATTTGACCCGTAATGGTCTTTGATTGCGCTGCCATCAATCCGCCGAATTTTCCGCCCTCGTTGGTCAGACCCTCGATGACTTTCTCCACTTCCGGAAAGCCTACCTTGCCCGCTTCCACCAATTCACGCACCTTACTCTCAGCCACACCGAATTGCTTCGCCAGCTCACTGATCATAGGAATACCACGGTTCGTAAACTGGTTCAAATCCTGCGTATATAAACGGCCTTGCGCCAGCGTCGTACCATACAGATAGACGAGATCGTTGAGCGGAACGCTTAGACCCGCCGCAATATCGCCAAGACGTATCAGCGTATCGTTCACACGGTCGACTTCAAAACCATAAGCAAGCAGCTGCTTTGCACCTTGCGCCACATCTTCCAAACCGAAAGGCGTGGTGGCAGCCGTGCTTACCAGCTGCTGCATCAGAGCATTGGCCTTTTCTTCGCTCTGAAGCATCGTGGTAAAGGCCATTTCCAATTGTTGAAATTGGCCCCGAACCTTGGTCACTTCTGATACGAGCCCCTTAATCGTGAAGGCGGCCGCCAATTGGCCGACAGAACGACGCAGGCGGTCCGATAGTTGGTCGGTCGCCGCCAGCTCCTTATTCGCCTTTGATACCTGCTCGTGAAAGGCCTTCACCTTACCCTGACTCTTGTCCATCGTCGACGAAAGTCTGTCCACCAACAAAAGTTCTATTTTTACCGGTTGTACGTCTGCCATCAGTCTTCTAATTTACTCTGAAAAAAACTCACGATATCGTTCGCTTCTTCTGCTGCCGTTTGATTGTCTTTACGACCGCTCTCGACATAGCGAGGAGCGTCACTCAGCATCATAATCAAGGTTTGATAATTCACGCCGTTCAGTATGTAGTCCACGCTCCATCCCGTGGCGCTTGCGATCTGCCACACAAATCCGAAAGGGCTATGAGAACCTTCCCACCGGTGCTTTAACTCCCCTCCGTGCTTTGGCTCAGTCTCAGCCGCATCGGATTCGTCAGTTCGGCTGATCTGATAATAGGTATAAAAGGGTCAGTACCCATGAGGGATATGAATTTCTTCATCACCTCTACCTGATAGTTGTGCGACATAAAATTGCGTATGAACCAAGCCACAAGCCACACACCGCATGTACGCGAGAAATAGCCGCGACAGATCATGTAAGCGATCATCCTGCTCAATTTCTTGCCATGACGAACGAGAAATTCAAATTCCTCCTCTTTCGTGAATTTCCACATCTGATCGCTCGTTACGTTCATAGAAAGATAGGTCCGGGCAATCTTTAGCTGCCCGGACATACAGGGACGCTTCATAGTCACACGCAGCTGAAAGGGGCGCTTCCTGAACGGAATGCGCACAGCCTTCAGAGGCACGCTGATCCCAGCATCAAGCAAGGCTTCAGCGCCCTCTCGCTGTATCTGTCTAATCACATCTTCTTCCATCAGCCCGCAGCATCGTTGATCTCGTAAGGAGCACCGCCGTCGGCCGGCTTGTTAACCTTCAGCTGGCACTCGACCTTCGATACCTCGGTCAAAGTCAACTTGCCGCCCAGGTTGGCCAGAATAGTCCCGTTGGGAATGGTCATCGTCTGACCACTCACAAATGTTATGGTCCACTTGTCGCGAAGCTCAACCAAAGAGGAGGGAGCCTTCCAGCCGGTCACCTTCTTGTTGCCACCACTACCGGTCTCGACCAGCGTACCGCCAAGAACTTTCTGCAAATTCTCGTAGTCCAGCTGGATGAGGTTAAAGGTCGGACTGATCTGACTGTTCTTCTGAACCAAGGTCAGTACAGGGGCATCGGGCACTTGCTCGGCTTCTACATCGACACTTTCGGCTTTTGAGCCGCCCCAGTCCCAACTACCTTTTTCAATGTACCCGATCAGCGTTTCGCCTTTCTTTAAGGACGCAATGCCGTAGATGAAATTCTTGTTCATTTTCGTTTCTTTTGTTGTGTTAATACGATCCAAATGATGCCGAGCAATACGGCAATCATGAAGGAATATTTGATGGCCTTCAACAACGACAGGGAGCGCACTTTTTCGCTTTCCTGATGGGCCGAGGCCGACTTACTCGTCGCAGACAATTGGCGGCGCAGGGTGCTGACGGTCTTCGCATAACGCGCGCAGACCAGTTCCAGACTGTCGCAGTTGGCTTCAACGATCAACGTTGCAGGATGCTTAGACGTCGCCGGCCGACGCATCACGCTCACACGAGCACGACCCTGACGAGCCGTGTAGCTCGCACCCGGAGGAAGCTGAGCCAAGCTGTCCGGATTCAACTCCAGGCGGACTGCCGCCGCCGGAACCTTCACCGGGCTTTGCCAGCTTTCGCTTACGCTCACCGCGCTGTCCACAGCCTGACGAATCGAAGATGCCTGACTGACGCTCGCCTGAATCACGCTTTTTCTGCTCGACGCGCATCCGCTCAAGAACAGGGCAGCTATCGCTATAGCGACAACTGTTGGCACTGTCGATCGCCTTACGCAAACGAGCCGTCTCGCGACGATTCGCAACAATTTCCTTTCGCGTTTCATTCAATTCTTCTCTTAAAGGTTCTACGATATTTTCGATAAGTACACGGGTGGCCTTCTCGGTATTATCAATCCGAACCGCTTCGGCTTCGGCCAAAGCTTTCTCGGCTTCGGCCTTGGCTTTACGGACTGTCGATCGCAATGTGATGATGGCCGCTATCGTCGCCATCAAGCCGCCACCCAGCAACAGATTGATAATTCCACTGAGTTCCATTCCGCTTTTACTTTTCACATTACTGCCTGATGCCGAGTTCGCGCAGCCACTTCTGCACATCAAAACTCGGACAGGATTTGCCGGGGTTCAATTCATGATGACCGACAATGCGCACCTGAGGAAAACGATGATGGAAGTCCACCACATACCGCTTCAGAGACTCACATTGCGCCGCCGTGCGGGTATCCTTCGGATGCATGGCTTTGTCGCAGCCGCCTACATACACGATGTGCCGACTCAGGCTGTTGAAACCCGCTGCGCCATTGGTCATCTCCCACGGATCGACCTGAGCATCCTCGTTATTGCCCACCAAACGCTCCACGCGGCCATCTAAATGAATCATATCCGTGTAACCCACCTGCTGCCAACCACGCCCACCCTTACTTACCGGGTCGGTGTGCCAGTGGCGTATCTCCGAAGAGCTTACCTCACGGCCTTCCGGCGTAGCGGTGCAGTGGATTACAAGGAATTTCATAGGATTGCTCATTAGCCTTGTGGCAGCTCAGGTTCTACATACTCTGCAAGGCCACGATTCACGACGTCCTCAGCGCGAGCCGCATCAAACTTCAGCACGTTGCCAACATCGTAGCGGACAGTGTTGTCAAACTTGTCGAGGAAATCTTCTGTTACCTTGATGGTTACCTTTCCCTCTTTTTCTTCTGTCTTCTTTCCCATTTTTTATCGTTTTAAATAGTTATGTAATGTTTGTACTTTTTTACCCGCGAGGAAGGAACTTCGGCGTCTTGCGCTTGTCGAGCACGATGAACTCTTCACCAAATGCGATATTGGTGTCCGCTTTCATCAGCATCTTGAAGAAGTATAATGAGCTCATGTTGCTTACGCGGTCAATCTTGATGACATGCTCATCGTCTTGCAGGTTCACGGCTGCAAACAGGTTAGACGTCATCGCGTCCGGACTGCAAAGCGTCACTACGATAAGGTCATCCGGCCAAGCAGCGAGTGTCTCTATCTGAATGTCCTTGTATCGCTTGATATTTCGCGTAGTCTCATCACGATTCTTGTTCTCACGCGAGGTCAGCTCTTCGTCGTACTTATCGAAGTCGTTTACGCTCATCAGGATGCGTAAATTCGGGTTCTCCCGAATGGCAACAGGAATAGACTGGCGAATTGCAGCCAAACGTTCGAGCATCTTCGTTGCGTCTGTCTTGACCACGACGACATCCGTATCCTTGACAGCTTGCGTCAAAATGCCATTAAACAAGTGATCGTCGTCACTACCTGCCTCACCGTTCACATAGTGAAAACCGAGCTCGAATTGTACTTGCTTTGAAAGCGCGTCAAGCAGTTGATTCTGTACATTTGGAGGAAGCTCAGCAAAGACAAGATCTCCCTTCGGCTGGAATGGTCGCCAGACGTTCTCAAACGTACGGGGATTGAAGACGGCAAACGCCATGAAGTCTACAGGATCAAGAGCCTTTTCTGAATAATCAAAGCCGCCCTTGGCATCGCTTACTTGAGGATCCTCCTTGCTCTTCTGAAGCATTTTGTTTGTTCGCAGACGTGGAATGGAGATCTTCTTTGACACGTTAGGTATCACGTGTATAAGGCCCTTACTAACAATCTCGTTGTTAGTTGTCGCTACAGTGAGGAGCTGTTCAAGCACCTCGCCATTGTAATTAGTGTTTTTAATGTTAATCGGCATTGTCGTTTATCTTAATTAATATTCTCAGTCTACAACTTTCCGTGAAATTTGTCTCGGATCTCACGCTGGCGCTTTTCCCACGGACTTTCTTCAGGTGTCAGACTTCCCGGCAGCGTATCCTTGACCATTTTCTTAGTAGGTAGTGCCGCAAGTGCCTTCTCACCGTCTTCGGGATGATCCTTTAGCAATTTTTCATAAATAGGTCGCGTCTCAGCGTTAATACGGCCGTCCTGCTCTGCAGCATCAAGTAGCGTCTTGCGATCGGCTGCTGCTGCTTCTTCGGCAGCCTGCTCAAATGTTTGCACCTGTTCTTTCAGAGATGTATTCTCCTGTTCGAGTGCTGTCACCTTGCTTGCTTTTGCTTCCAACTGCCCGATCCGCGCAAGAACCTCTGCTTCTGTCGCACAATCCTTGAACTGTGGACGTTTCTTCAATTCTTCTAAATTCATATCTACATTGTTTTGTGGCGCCAGGCGCCGATTATTGAATATTGCATAAATCTGCTCCGGGGTGCTCTCTTCCGGTACCGGTTCTGCGTCATATATTCCATCAATAAAACCTAAGTTCTTAGCTTCTGTCGCAGTCAACCAATGATCTTTCCCGTCGAAATAAGTAGCTTTTATACTCTCTTTATCTTTACCCAACTTACTCGCATACATGTCGCAAAGTGTATCCTCGAGACTTTCCATCTCTGCGATCATGTCTTTCATATCTTTTGTATTACCATAACAGCCGCCACTGACACAGTGCAGCATCAAACGTGCATATCTGCTCATGTATACAGGTTTTCCACAGAGAGCTATAACGCTGGCCATAGATGCAGCTACGCCATCAACATACAGT